GACGTCGGCACCGACGCCGGGGAGGATTTCCTCGATGAGTAGGCTGGAGACGCTGGAGTCCTGGCTGAGAAATCTTCTTGTCAGACTAGAGACTGAACAGCGCGGTGCCGGTCGCCTCTCGCGCGATGATCTCGACGAAATCATTCTGGAGTTGAAATACTACATCGACTTCGTCCTGCCGAAGATCTCGGCATGAAGACCGCAGCCACGATCTGCGCCCGTGCCGCGGATCTGGTCGGCGGCGACCGGCAGGTCACCCACGGCGACAAGGCGATCAACTTTGCCAACACGGCCGGTCTGTGGAACGCAATCCTGGAAGCTAAGGCGCGCAAGGCCGGGTGGCCGGCGCATGACGTATTCGTCGTCCTCGATGCCCTCGATGTCGCCAACATGTTGGAGACCTTCAAGGTCGCTCGGCGGTACTCGGGTTCTCACAACGTCGACGACTATATCGACGCCGCCGGTTACGCCGGCTGTGCCGGTGAGATTGCCGAAAAGATTGCTGAAAAGGAGAAGGCCAATGGCTGCTAGTGTTCGTACCCCGATCGGTATTTTGAGTTTCCCCAACCTCTTTTCGCCGCGACCCCGAGCACCCGGTGGCGAGCCGGTCTATCAATGCTCGATATTGTTCAACGAGGCGGCGCAGAAGGACCCGGCTTACCAGGCGCTGCGCAAAGCTGTGGCCGCGGAGATCGACGACAAGTGCGGCGCCGGCAAGAGCCAGGATCGGGCTTTTATGACAGGGCTGCGCTCGCCGTTCCGGCCGACAGCGGAAAAGCAGTACAGCGGATACGATATCCCCGGCGGCATTTTTATCTCGCCCTGGACAAAGTCCAAGCCGGGTCTGGTTGACGCGGTACGCAACGAGATCCTGGTCGCGGAAGACATCTGGGCCGGACAACTGGTGCGAGCGACGGTTTCGCCGTTCTACTACAACACCAGCGGCAACCGCGGCGTGAGTTTCGCGCTCAACAATCTTCAGGTTTGCAGGACGGACGGTCCTCGTCTCGACGGCCGGCGCGCCGCGTCACAAGACTTCGACGATTATACCGGCGCCGGTGCCGCGGTGATGGCCGATGAAGAATTACCTTTTTAACGGGACTTGCGCCGTGACCTCGCGCTCTCTTCCCGATGGCTGGTTCTGGGCTGTCCTGCTGGGGCTGATTTTTGTGATGGCAGGCAGCCTCAGTTTTTAGATGCGTCTCGTTCTCGATCTTGAGACGACATCGACAGCGGACCTGCGCCGGACCGGCAGTCATGCTTACGCCGAGCACCCCGACACCCGGGTCACGGTGTTGTGCTATGCGATCGACGCCGGCCCGGTCGAGACCTGGCTCTCAGGGCCGCCACCGGCGCCCTTCGTGGCAGCGGTAAACGCCGGCGCCACGGTGGTGGCGCACAACTATCTGTTCGAACACAACGTCTACTCCAACAAGCTGATCCCGGCGGGCTGGCCGGCGATCCCGTTGTCGCAGTGGTCTTGCACGATGGCCCGCGCCCTGGTGGCTGGCTATCCTGCCTCGCTGGACCTCGTCGGCCGGGCGATCGGCCTGACCCAGCAGAAGGATCACAGCTCGCGGGATCTAATGTTGCGCTTTGCCCGGCCGCGCAGCCTCGATCCGATCGTCTGGTGGCACGAGAGCGACCCAGTGCGGTTCCGGGCGCTCCAGGAATACTGCGCTCAAGACGTGCTCGCCGAGCGCGAGCTGGATCGTAAGCTCCCCGAGTTGAGCCCGCGCGAGCGCCAGGTGTTCGAGGCGGATCACGCCATCAATCAGCGCGGCCTCGGCGTCGACCACCATCTGGTCGACGAACTGGCGCGAGTGATGGGTGCCGCGCAGGTCCAGTTAGCCCGTGACATCGTGCGGCTGACCAACGGCCAAGTGCGCTCGCTGGGCCAGGTGGCGCAACTGCGGGACTGGCTGAAATTTCAGGGCATCGAGATGCCGGATCTGAAGCGGGCGACGGTACAGGCGAGGCTCGCCGATCAGACCCTCGTAGGAGCCCCTAGGATCGCGCTACAGGCCCGGTTAGATGCCAGCCGGTCCTCTACCGCCAAACTGACGGCAATCACGTCAGCGCGCTCCTGTGACGGCCGGTTGCGGGGGACGTTCCAATACTACGGGGCGGCGAGGACCGGACGTTGGGCCGGGCGCAGGCTGCAGCCGCAAAACCTCTTCCGAGGGTCCATCAAGGATGTGCCGGCGGCGCTCAGAGCGATCCGCGCTGGTGCGAGCCCGGCCGACCTCGACATGCTGTTCGAGGACTCACCTCTCGGGGTGATCGCCAGTTGCCTGCGATCGACGATCACCGCGGGGGCGGCCCGCAGGTTGGCGATCGCCGATTTCTCGCAGATCGAGGCTCGGGTGCTCGCCTGGCTCGCTGGCCAGCAGGACGCGCTTGAGGTCTTTCGCGAAGGTAGGGACATCTATGTGTCGACCGCGTACAAGATCGGGTCGAGCAACCGCACGCTCGGCAAGGTCTTAACGTTGGCCTGCGGCTTCGGTATGGGGCACGAGCGGTTTCGGGCTACCGCGCTAACTTACGGGCTGGTTTTGAGTGCGAGCGAGGCCGAAACCGCGGTTCGGGCCTGGCGCGACGTTAACCACCACATCGTCGCTCTATGGTGGGACAGCCATCGTGCCTGTCTGCGGGTCCTGCGTGCGGGCCCAGGTGCCGACGAGCAGGTTGGCCTCGTCACGTTCACCTATCGCCCCGGCGCGCTCTTAGCGCGGCTGCCGAGCGGCCGGCATCTGGTCTACCGGCACCCTCGGATCGAGCAGAACGAGCGCGGCTATGACGAGATTACCTACATGGGTTCGCTTGGCGGCAACTGGACCCGGTTGCGGGCCTGGGCGGGCCGCACTGTCGAAAACGTGACGCAGGCTGTCGCCCGGGACGTGATGGTCGAGGCGATGCTGCGACTCGGGGATCTCCCCTTCGTCGCTACGATCCACGACGAATTGATCGCCGAGGTGCCCGAGGCCGAGGCCGACTCGACCCTCGATCGCATGCTTGGAGCGATGCGGGAGACCCCGGCATGGGCGCCCGGACTGCCGGTCGACGCCGCCGGATTTGTCGTCCAGCGCTACCAGAAAGGCTGAAAAGGGCTGAATTCGCCCAGCGCCGCCGAGCGTGGTACGGATTTGCTTGCGATATCCCGTATTTAGTTAGACGCTCTGCGCGTGTCGATTTGAGGGGGACACAAGCAAAAGCCCCGCCGAGGCGGGGCTATCACTTAGAGGATTTAGTCCACTCGCCTCGGTATCGGGGCAGGACAAAAAATCACTTGGCCGTGATTTGATCCTGCCTCGATAGCAGCCGCCGTGCAACTCCTTTTTTGCGCGGGCGGGTGGATTGCGTCCTCAGCCAGGGGGCAAGCCATGTTCGCAACCGTCTCTATCCCCTACGAAGCGTTCGCCGATCTGCCGCCGGTCGAGTTTAAGCACCTCGTCGCTCTCTGCCGGTACGCCAATAAAGCCGGGGTATGCACCGCGTCCCTGGTGCAGATAGCCGCCGACACCCAAACATCGAAGACTAGCGCTTCGCGTATCACGGCACGGTTGGTAGAGCGCGGGTGTATCGAACGGCACCGCGCCGCCGGCAACCAGCGCTACGTCTACACGATCGCCAAGCGGTTCCTGCCGGTCTGGCCGAGCCAATTCGAGGTTCCGGATGTGGAACCTGCGCCCCCCGACGAGGTTCCGAAAACGGAACCTGAGGTTCCACAGCGTGGAACGCAACAAGTAAGCCTTTTAAGTAAGAAGAAAGAAGGGCTGTCGATCGAAGATAAGGCTCGACTGCGATGGTGGCGGCGTAATCGCACCTGGCCGGTCCATGCCGGGCCGCCCCCCTCTGATCCCGATTGCTGGATACCGGAACGGCTGCTCGAACCGGGAGATCGCGACACGGGACTTGACGTGCCGCCGCCGCGCGTCGCACAAGGGCGCTGGTTCCCCCGAACCCAGTAACCCGGTATACTCGGGAGAACTGCCATGTCCTATAATCTCGTCGAAGCCGGCAATGCTGTCGGCAGAACCAAAAACACCATTCTAAAGGCAATCAAGCGGGGCGCGATCTCGGCAAGTCGCGATGAGCGTGGCGGCTGGTGCATCGATCCCGCCGAATTGCATCGGGTATACCCGCCAGTATCCCAATTCACTCAGGAGGACCCGGAGAGGGTGCCGGTTAATCGCCTGCTGGAGGAAGTCCGCGCCCGTTTAGCTGATGCTCAGGAGCAGATTGCCGACTTAAGGCATCGGTTAACCGAGAACGATCACAGGCTCAGTGATGCCCATGCCAGAATTGCCGTGCTGTTGACAGATCAAAGGCCTAGGCGATCATGGTGGACACGAATGGCGCGCCGCTGATGCCGGTCTATTTCATCAGAGGAGAAAAACTTGGGCTGATTAAAATCGGCATTACGACTGATACAAAGAAACGACTTGGCACTCTGCAAGTTGGTTCGCCAGATCGACTTACGTTGCTGGCGACAGTCGAGGGAGACGAGAAAACCGAGCAGCAATACCATTTGACATTTAAGTCAAAGCGAGTTTTTGGGGAGTGGTTTGCGCTGGAGAATGACGATCTGGCTGCAATTGGGGTGCCTACATCTCTAATCCCAAGACCGTCGATCACCCATGGGGAGAATTGGCGGGGGCTGCTCAAATTGCAGGAAGAAACAATCGCTGATCTGCGCCATCGCATCGATGTTGCGGGGGCGCGGTTCGATTGGCTGATTGGGTGCCGCGAGAACGAACTTCTGCGCGAGATGCTCGGCGATCTACAGCGCCGGCTCGACCGGGAGGGGGAAGAGCGGCGGCAAGCCCAGACGCAGCTCATGGCGCTGCTGGCGGATCGCCGCCCGTGGTGGAGGAGGTTTCAGATTTGATCCGCGATCATGTCGATGCACCGCCCGAGCTGATGCCGCTGGAGGCGTGCGATTGCTGCGGCGTGCCCTCGTCCTACCTGCGGGCCGGGATTTGCTTGGCTTGTTTTTTCATCTGGTACGACGACGGGCTGACGGACCCTGTGACGATCAGGGCGCTGCGATTGAAGCGCTGCGGCTCGATGGACGTTGGCCGCGACGGGAGCAAAGCGTTGGGGGGACGGTCAGGGGTTTTGCCGTGATTGCTAATACGCTCATCGCCATAGCCGGCGGTTTGCTGCTCGCCCTCACGATGCTCGCCGTCGCCAATGGCTTCGGCGGCGGCTGGACTATCCCATAGCCGGTATGGACAGAACAGAAAAAGTCCCGCTTGCAATTCACTGTGCCAATGGCTAAGTCCATTGTCCATGACCGGCGCCGAATTTAAAGCCGAGCTCGTCGCGCTCGGGTTGACCCAACAGGAATTTGCCGCCCGCTTCGGCGTTCTGCCCGGCACCGTCAGCCGCTGGGTGCGAGACCGCCGGG